CGTACTCCGGGGTGTATTCGTAGTCCACGTCCGTGTAGTCACGGATCAGACCCTTGAGCAGCCCAAGCTCTTGTTTCAGCGCATAGTGGACGCGGGCTTGGACGGCGGTCAGGACTTTTAGTTGGCGTTCTAGCAGGGCCAGCGTGGTTCCAACCGGAGCCTGTGCGCTCATGTCGGAGACCTTCATATCCGCAGTCGCTGCGAACCGACGGCCCTCATCCACGATGGTACCGAGCAGGTTGTACAGGACGTTGGACGGCTCCTTATAGGGAAGCGGCAGGATGTTGTCCCGGATGTTGCCGCTGCCAATGTCCACGTCCCGGAACTCACCGGGAGCGATGGGGGTGTCGTCGCCCTTGATACGAAGACCGCGAGATTTGAGACCCCCAGGAAGGTTGCTCAGCGTACCCGCGTCCACAAGTTGGCGCATCAAGGAGGTAGCCGACTTCGCAAAGCCACCGATCAGGTGGAACAGACCGAAGCCGTACGCGCCAAAGCCGGGGATGTATTGGTAGTGAACGAAGTGCTGGCGCTTTTGGTGGTAGTCGTCGTCTTCTTTCCAGTTCCTGCGGATTGCCAGAACGGTGTTCGTGCCCTTGATAAAGGTCACCACGTAGGGGAGCGCAATCTCAGAGTCATCCGGGCGGAAGCTGTCGCCCTTGATCACCAGACTCACATGGCTCTCAGCAAGCTGGAACCGGTCGTCGTTGATGTCCGAGAAGCCAGTCTCTTTGTCCTTGGCTTGCTGGATGTCGTCTTTGTTTTTGGAGGGTTCCCCCAAATCAATATCCGCGTAAAACCCCGCCTCCTGCAGACGCACGATGTCGTCTTTGGTCTTGCGCATCAGGTGCGTGACGCGGTGGCAGGTGTCTAGGTCCGTGGTACCGTAGGGAAGGAGCACGTCTTCGGCAGGCACGAACATCGACACCTGACGGCCCAGGCCCGGGTCAAAGTAGACTTTCTTGAATGCCGAGCCGGTTGCCGGGAGGCTCCACAGCATGCGCTCATGCTCGGGACGGAACTCTTTCATGACCTCGGTCAACTCGAAGTTCATGTCGTCCTTGACGCGAATAGCGGCTTCCTTGACCTCGGGTGTTTCTTTACCAATAATTTTGGTTCGCACCGGCCCTTGGGCCGGGAATGTTTCCGTGATGGTCTCGGCCTGGAAGCGTACAACGGCTTCCGTAATCATCGGGTGGAACACGCCACAAGCGCCATCCCAAGGCTCGGTGCGATCCTCCATCTGCAGGCCCAGCAGTTTCAGACCCTCGGTGTAGGTCTTCTCCCACTCCTTGCGGCTGGCCTTATCGTTGTCGATATCGGAGGAAAGCTGAGAGACGATCTCTTGGACTTCGCCTTGGCTCAGTACATTCACCAAATTCGCATCAAACCCGTCTTCTTCTGGCTCCACTTTCGACAGGTTAATCTCTATCCCATCAATGCCAATGTTTACCTCTTCGGGATCGACAATCTCGATCTCAATAGGAGCCTCGCCTTCGGCCAGGGTGTCGAGCCCCTGCGGTGCAGGGTACAGAGCTTTGTCGATGTTGGTAGCCATTATTTTCCTCAGTAGTACGCCGCTTTGCGGCGCTGAAAGAAGCGGTCTTCCTTCTCATCAGTATCTAAACTGATGAACCCGCCCTGTCTGTACCTTAAAAGCGCCTGCGTGGTCGTGTCCACATAGTCGTCGTTCTCTCCCACCGGGAAAGCCGCGACTTCTTCAATCACTTCGCGCGCCCAGCGCGTGTCCGGTGCCCAGACTTTACCCGAGGTAAACAAATCCGCAACCGCGTTCACACGCACCGTCTTGTCGTTGCCCCGGCTCGGGCTGAACTCGGAGACCGGGATGCCCATGTTTCTCAGTTCCTGTATCAGCGGCGCGCCAGCCGCCTTCTTTTCCACAATGAACGCATCAGGCTGCCACTCTTTGTAGTGCTTAAGTGCAACTTCTTTGAGTTCTGGGAAGGCCATCCGGTCTTTGAAGGCATCCAGCAGGATCACCTGCGGGCTGTTGCCCTCTTCCTCGTTGTACCAAACGCCCCAGGTTGTGCAGGCACTGTAGTCAGCGCTGGTCTTGGCCTCGAACGCCGTATCCCATGACTGGATGATGTAGTCGCACGGCGGCGGGTCTTCCTTTTCCCAGATGCGCCAACTCTTCCTGCTTATTAGTGCGCTGCTCTCGGATGTCGGCTGCTGCATGTACTGGGCGTTCCAGTACCGGGGGTCTAGGCTGGCTTTTGTAGCTTTGAGCGACTCCAGTGGCCACTGCTCGGGCCACAGAGACTTCTCTGTGACGGTGCCGTCTTCTTCTTGTTTCTCCAAGATGGCCGGGAGTTCGACTATTTCCCACGGAATAGCTTCCGGATTCTTGGTCTGGTAGTCGATCAGCTTGCCCGTGAGGTCCAAGAGAGACCAGCGCGTCATAATAATTATGATCGCGCCCCCCGGCATCAGACGCTGCAGCGGTCCCGTCTGGAACCATGACCATGCGGAGTCGAATGCGAGGCGGGAGTTGGTCTTTACGTCTTGTTCGCTATGAGGGTCATCAATAACAAACAGGTCGGCACCACGACCTGCGAGAGCACCGCCCACACCAGCAGCGTAATACTGGCCCCCCACAGAGGTTGACCATTTGCCGGCAGCCTTCTGGTCGTCGGCAACGACAGTTGCTGGAAAAATTTCACGGTATTCCTCTGTGTCGATCAGGTTCCTGATGCGCCGACCAAAGTCTTCGGACAGGCTCGCGGTGTGCGTGCCCATGATGATCTTCTTGTTGGGGTATTTGCCCAGGAAATAGGCGGGGAAGAGGTAGCTGGAGAACTCAGACTTACCCATACGCGGCGCGATATTGATGATCACCCGCTTTTTGCGCCCCTCAATCACGTCCGTGAAGATTTTCGCCAGCTTTTTGTGGTGTGGCCCGATCTTGAACCCCGGGTAGACCGCCTTGGCAAACCCAAGCATGTTGTCGTTGGCAGCAGCCAGCCGAGCGCGCTTCTCGCGCTCCTCTAAATCTTGGAGGAGTTCAGCTTTTTCCTCTGCCGACATGTACGGCAGTGCCTTTTGCAAGGTTTCAAGCTCAAGTTTTGTGAGCGAGGTCACTCTTTAGTGTCCTCATCGGGCTGTTTTTCGACGGTTTCCGTGGGGACAACGTCCTCCACTTCCTGCTTGCTGATGGCTAAAACATCCACCACACCCATGAACTTGGAGAGTTTTTCTTTTATTCTTTGATCCAGTTCAGCGTCGGAGGCCGGCGCTTTGGTAACTTCAATCTTTTCCGTGAACAGGCCCACTTCGGTGACCTTGCCCAGCAGGCCCAGGGCCTTTAGGCGGATATTGGCGTTCGGGTTCTCGGTCTCTTCCAGCAGCTTGGCGACTGTGTACCCCCGCAACTCCTTGGCCTGCTGGACAAATTCCCAGTCATACGCAGTTAGCATCCCCACCAGCCGCTGCACCGCAGCAGGCGTCTTCATGGTGGTCAGGGCGTTTTGGATATTGGCCGGGGTGGTACCCGTGGTGATGGCTGCGAAGGCCGCGCGGGCGGTGGTTGTGGCGGCTTGATCTTGTACTTGGGCGTCAGTCAGGCCCAGGTTTTCCAACCACTGCGCGGTCTCTAACTGAGCATCAATCAGATTTTCTGGCGAAGCCTTGTCTAGCGGGGTGAAGCCCGTAGGTGGCGTGCCGGTTATCACCGGGTCCAGATCGTTGCTGATCAAGTGTTCAAGCATGTGCGGATTTAGGCGTTAAGCCTTGCTTACCGATGCGGCGCACTATACACTTAGTTCGGCAGGTGTTGCAAGTCATCTGCTTCTCCTCGGGAAGGGAAGTCATTTCACCCTCCTGTTCAAGCGCCCCGGGTTTGCCCCCGGGGCTTTTTTTCGCCCGGGTATGTCTAAGATTTGACAAAGGTTTCTGGAATTTTTTAAAAAATTTGGCGCGGGGCACAAATTTGGTGTGAGATGAGTATTAAGGTTTTATAAAGTTTGCTGTGTGGTTGCGGAATAGTGTTTATGCCGGCACGCACCGCGTCGTCGTATTTGGGGTGGTGGGGGGTAGGTGGGGGTCAAACGGGGGGTTCTGCCGACCTTCTTTTAAACCCCAATACGTAAGATTTAATTGTCGATGGGGCACAGAGCACCACCGGCAGAACCCACGGCATGTATGTGTCGTGCCATCAACGGGGACACGATGTCCCCATACTCAGGAGAAGCAAATGTCGAAAGCCATCGTTCACGCCGCCCTCGACGCGGTGCACGTCTACGGCGAGAAGGTCGCCGCCCTGCAGAAGCTGTACAAGCCCCTGCGCCGCAAGCCGGAAGTCCTGCGGGCAACCCTGCTGCCCCTTGTGGCGAGCTACCGCAAGTACGCGGTGCCGCTGGTGCCCGGCGAGGGCAAGGCCGAGGGCACGATGGTGCTGGACTCGGAGCATCCCCGGTATGAGGCTTGCCGCAAGGCTCTGGGCCGGCTTGTCACTGACGTGATCGGGGAGCACGGCAGCCGAATCGAGGAGCCGGTCTCGATCCCCCGCGCACATCGGCAGGCAGCTAAGGCGTACCTCGCCCAGTTCGAGACTCTGACTGCTGCCATCGCTGCGCTGCGCGCTGTCGCCAAGTAATCGGGACATTTTGTCCCCGTTGTTTTTCCCGGCGGCTGTGCCCGAGAGGGCTGGCCGCTGTTTCTTTTCTTGTCAAAGGAGCTTCCCATGTCCATCCAAACCCAGCAACCCGACCTCGCCCAGCTTGCCAAAGACCTGCGCGTCGGCCTCTTCGCTGACCGCGAGGACTTCGGCGCGGCCTTGTCCTACGCCTACGACCTGATCACCACCCTGCCAAAGAAAGATCAAATCACGGCCTTCACCGCCCTGCACGTCGTCATGAACACCATCGCCAACAAGATCGACCCCAAGGAGTAACCCCATGAAACACATCGCAGCATCCGCCTGCCTTCTCTGGCTTGTACTCACCCTGTCCGTCTTCTTCAAATGACCGACCTCATCCTCACCACCCTGAGCGCTCTCGTGCTCGTCTTCATCCTGTCCATCCCTTTCTAGGAGAACCACCATGAACCGCAACACCCGCCCCACCCACCAAAGCACTGGCATCTTCCGCATCCACGGGAAGGAGTACAACCTGGACACCTACTACCCCCTCGGGCTGGCTCGCCCCGAGTACAGAATCTTCTCCGTCTGGACACGGGAGGGCGAGAGCCTTGCCTTCGCCAGCGAGGAGGGCTTCGAGTGCTGGCTCGAAGAGATGGTGCTGGAACCCGTGCAGCGGGAACTCTGGTGAGAGGGACAACGGGGACATCACGTCCCCGTTCCCTAAGGTTATGCAAAAAATGCATCAGACAAATGTCCAGCTTTCCTGCGGGCTAGCAATCGCCCGCAAACCCGCGCCAATCCTAGCGATCCGCTTCTCTCATACATCTATATCTATATCTATAGAAATACTTTTATGTATGAGTGCCTATCTTTTTGAACGTGTGAATCTTTGTTCTTTTCTTAACACGTTCCTTTGTGGAGCCACCAAAGAGTGTATGTTCTTCCCCGAGTACGAGTATTGATGTGTGAGCACCCCGCAAACCCAGTATTCACGGGCCTCACCCGCCATTTGCTAACACGCAGGAAAGCTGGACACTTCGGACGTGAAACGTGTTAGCATCGGCCTTCCTTCAACTCTTGAACGTATGAGACATGAAAACGTACCCTGAAACTCGCACCTTCTCATGGGAGGAGAAGCCTCGGCTGCCCATGAGCGTGGCCTACGAGATCATCATGGCGAGCCTGCGTCAGAAGGGCAGCGACCAGCGCAAGGCCGCGTACATCGCAGTCCGACAGGCGCTGGAACTGATCGAGCATGACCACGCCCCCGACACCATCACCACCGCCAAGCTCAAGCAACTCCTGATTGCAGCGGCCCACGAGCATGGCTGGTACGCCCTGGACATGAAGAAGGTGAGGGCGAGTGCCCCGCCTATGCCGAGAACGTATGAGCTACCCGAAGGGATGCGCTGCTGCCGCAAGTGTCGGGAGACCAAGCCCAAGGACGAGTTCCTCACCGCACCCTCGGCAGCCAAAGCCCGGCGGTATGGATGGGACGAGGACACGGCACAAAAAACAATCAGCCACCTGTGTACCCCGTGCCGCAAGGCCACCCAGCAGCAGACGGCGCGCAAGCTAGCCCGTCGTGGTGTGAAGGACAAGTTCTCAGAGATCGAACTGCGTGCCAATCCTGCGCTGGCTAAACGTGTGAGCCAGTACCAGAAGCTGTCCAACCAGATCGAGAAGCACACGTCCCGTGTACGGGCAGCGTTCGCCAATGCGAAGACGGAGATCAAAGACCCGGACGGCAGCTACTACGAATACCAGTTCGCCACGGATTACCTGCGCCAGTTCTACGAATCAAAGCGTGTCCTGCTGGCCGCTGCCAAGCAGCGACTGGACGACAAGCTAGGCGAAGCCGCGCCCCTTCCCGATACTTGGGGGATGCTGCTCACGAAGGAGGAGCAGCTAGAGCTAGCCGACCTGCACGAGCAGGCAGTCATATCCATCCCGTCCCGCCGAGCGCCTAGCCTGTGGAGCACGGAGATAAACAAACAAGAAGTCAGCGATGACTAACAAAGAGATCGGGGACATCATGTCCCCATCCGACGCCGGGCGGTACCCGGCTATGCAAGCAAGTGAAAGAAGGAGAAAGCAATGCCACGAGTAAACAAAGACGACCTGTCGTTCATGCTGTTGGAGATGTACGACCTGCGTAACGTCCTGCCAGCAAAGGTCAAGGCCATGAAGGCCAATGACGAGGACACCGCATACACAGTCGGCGACCTGATCGACGCGGTGATTGAGAAACTTGAAGCGTACGACGAGGAGTGAAGCAAATGAGTGAAGCAGAACAGAAACTGACTGACGGAGACTATGTACTCGTTGATGGGGCTGCGTGGGTGGAGGTGAATGGTTTTGCCATCCGAGTCCACGCCACGGATGAGGGTGTCGTTGTAGACATTTACAAGTCCGGCGCAGAAATGGATGAACCACTCGCCAGCACCTACGCCTTTACGTCTGAGCTTGAAGAAGGAGAAAGCAAATGAGAAACGTAATCGTGACACGCAAGGTCGAGCTAGCCTTGACCGCAGATGACTGGGATTTGTACGGCGACAACGACGGGCACCTGACCGACCGCCGCATCGAGGCTGCCCGGGAGATCAACAAGGTAGCCGAGCAAGCGCTCAGCAACTACACCCGCACCGAGGCGTACTGGAAGATCAGCGAGGTGCTCGACAGGTACAGCAGCCTCGGCGCTGCGGATTCGGAAGGCCACGCGGTCATGCATGACCTGCTCGACACAGTTTATGGAGAAGGGAAATGAAGTTTGTTTATCACGACACGGGCGACTGGGTTCGCTCTGACTGCAACACCGCAGCCACCCGCACCGAAGCCAAGGTCGAGGAGTACAACTCGCTCGATGAGATCGACAACGCTTGGCTGCGCCAGACGTTCGAGTGGATGCTGGAAGATGGGATAGCCGTAGCGAACACCGGCTCAAGCGTGTTCCAAATCCGTAACTAAGGAGAAGTGAAATGAAAGATGCATTCAAGACCAAGGCCCGTGAGGCCGCCCGTGATTTCAACCTGGAGACAGCGATGCGGCTAATCAAGCCGACGCTGCTGCGCCAGCCCATCGTGGCCCGGGTGTTCAACACTCTGCCGCCCCGCCTTCGCACCTCGGCAGGCATCCGCATCGCTACCTTCAGCGATCAGGTCTACATCTCAGTCCTGCTGTCCAACCTTGACGGGTTCAAGGACGAGCGGTTAGTGTCGCTGCTTGGCAAGTTCACCGACGATGGGTGGAACGCATCCAGCGATGACTGGGCAGGGGGCGACGTCCCGAATCGGGACTATCGGTTCACCCGTCGGTTCACCTGGGAGCACGACACCCGAGCGATTGCGTACAAGAAGCTAGTGAAGGAGGGCGCGGCCATCCCGACGACCTTCGAGATATCCATGAACATCAGCGCATGGGTCAAGGAGGACAGCGCAACGTGTAGGATCGTGACGCAAGAGAGGGAGGAGACTATCAAGAAGGTAGACCGATTCATTGTGTGTGATTGATTCGGGGGAGGTTTCTCCCCCAGCGTGGGGACTGCGCTTCAGTCCCAGTGTGTTTATTCAAGCAACCAAGTAAGGAAACATCATGGCTCATCAAATTTCTATCGTGAACGGCGTCGCTCAATACGCATCTACCCAGCGTGAGTGGCATGGACTGGGACAACTGATGCCCGTCGGGCAGACTGTCGAGCAGTGGCAGAAGGCTGCTGGCATGGACTACAAAATCCAGCGCGGTCGCATCCGCTACGCTACTGAAGTGGTCAACCCCAACACCCCGGTGTCTGCGCTTCAGTCGGTTGACGACAAGCTCGTGCTCTTCCGCTCGGATACGCTGGCTCCGCTTGGTGTGGTCTCTGACTCTTACAAGGTGGTGCAACCCGCTGAAGTGCTGGAGTTCTTCCGTGAGTGGGCCGACAAAGGTGGCGTGACGATTGAGTCTGCGGGTGTCCTGTTTGGTGGCAAGCGCTACTTCGCTACCGCCAAGCTCGGGGACGCTGTCTCTGTCGATGGTGGCAAGGATCGCATCGTGCCCTACGCCCTGCTCTCCACGTCTGCTGATGGCTCGCTGGCAACCGAGTGCCGCTGGACTACTGTGCGCACTGTGTGCAACAACACGCTGACGATGGCGCGCAAGGACAAGGCTGCATTCAAGGTGTCGCACCGCTCAGTCTTCCGCCCCGAGGACGCACGCTCTGCAATCGAGGAGGCCAACGAGGAGTTCGGCGCATTCATGACGATGGCCCGTGACTTGGCGAAGATCAAGATGGAGCAGGACATTGCGGAGAACTTCACTGTGCGGTTGTTGATGAAATCTTCGGAGGAAGTTGCCCGTGAGTCTGCTGCATTCGACCGCATCATGGGTCTGTTCAATGGCGGCGGCAAGGGTAGCAACTTCGAGACGGCACACGACACCGCATGGGGCTGGTTGAATGCCGTTACGGAATACGCCGACCACCATGTGCGTGCCCGCAGCGATGAGAACCGCAAAGCTTCTGCCCTGTGGGGCCCGGGCGATGCGCTCAAGCAGAAAGCTCTGGCGCTGGTGACAGCGTAAGAGATCGGGGACAAATTGTCCCCAAGCGTGGGGGCTGCGCTTCAGCCCCAATCAAGTAACCAAGAAAGCAAACCATGTTCCATACCCACGACAGCATTCCCACCACTCCCAACCAACCCAAGGAAGCAACCATGCAAGAACCTGTGAAGCAACCCCCCGAGTGGACGCAAGTCCTGTCTATGTTCGACGCGCTGTTCAGCGTCGCGCTTAAATACGCCGAGCCGCAGATCAAGCGGATGGTGGATGAGCAAGTGCAAGCGCGTATCGCTGCGCTGGAAGCTCGGATTGATGGGGCCACGTTGACCCCGCTGACTCACGAGTACATCGCCAAGGTTGCGCGTGAGTCTGTTGCTGAAGTCAGCGACGAGCGCATCAAGGAGATCGCCGACGAGGTGGCGCGTGATGTGATGTCCGAGCACGTTGGCGACTACGACCACGACGAGTACGACAGGTTGTTCGACAACATCGGGGACAGAATCGACGAAGCGATCAACGAGGCAGTAGACGACCTCGACATCAGCGACAAGATCAACGACGCGCTGAGTGGCGCGACTGTCAGCATCAGCGTTTAATCAACCGGGGGCTACGGCCCCCACATTTAGGAGAAAGCAAATGAAACTGAAAGACAAACTGATCGAGCAGGGCTACACCTGGGAGGAAGCAGAAGAGCAACTATGGGCGCAAGCCGAGGAGCAAGCCGACGCTGAGCGGGATAGGCAAGTGGAAGAGAAACTTAACCAAGGAGAAAGCAAATGAAGAAGACCTATGAAGTTGAACTGCGCCGCACGAGTTTCATCACTGTGACTGTGGAGGCAGAGAACGAGGAGCAAGCTGAAGAACTGGCATGGCAAGAGTCCCTTGTCATGGACAGCAAGCACGACGCATCGTGGGACATCGAGTCCATCGAGGAAGTAACCAACCAAGGAGAATGAAATGCTAAGCATCGACACCAACGCAAAGACCATCAAGGGTCAGAGATATGGCTATCTCACAGGGGTGCTCTACCTCGCCCCATACAAGCTGTCCGGGTACAACACATGCGCCATGGCCGACAAGGCCAAGTGTCACGAGCCGTGCCTGAACACGGCGGGGAGGGGAGCATTCAACAGCGTGCAGCAAGCCAGGATAAGAAAAACAAAATTGTTTTTCGAAGACCGCGCTGCCTTCTTCGCTGAATTGATTCCATCAATTCGTTCTCTCATCCGTAAAGCCAAGGCCGCTGGCCTCACGCCCGTGTGCCGGCTGAACGGCACGTCGGATATCAAGTGGGAGAACGTGTCGTTCACTTACGAGGGCAGGGATTACAACAACATCTTCGAGATGTTCCCCGACCTGCAGTTCTACGACTACACCAAGATACCGAACCGGGGCGACAAGTACATCGCCAACTACGACCTGACCTTTTCCTATTCGGGTGTGGTTGAATTTCAGCGGTATACAAAACAAGCAATTGATCAGGGGTATCGGATCGCCGTAGTGTTTAGGGATCGCAATGCGATCCCGGCTGAATTCCTCGGTACTACCTGCGTAGACGGAGATGATTCGGATTTAAGACATGAAGACCCCCACGGGGTAGTGGTTGCGCTGTATGCCAAGGGTCGTGCAAAGAAAGATACATCAGGGTTTGTCGTAGACGTTGCACGCCCGTAGGGCTTATGTTATTGTCCGGAAAAATTAACCACTAGGAGAATGGAAATGCAAGCATCACTTCAAGAGCAGCTTCGTGCCGCGCTGAACAAATGGGACACGGAAGAGAAGGAGCAGGCCGCGCAGCAGGCGCAGCCTGCCCCCGCCAAACAAACCAGCCCATTCCAGGTCAGCAACAACCTCAACCGCATGGCGTTCCGCGAGATCAAAGACCGCCCCGACACACGAAAAAATGTCACCCAACGCCTAACCGACCAAGGCTACAAGATTGGCTCTGTGTCTGCGGTCATTGGGCATATGCTGCGCCAGGGCGTGGCGCAACTCGACGACGAGGGCGTGATCCATGTGACCACCTCTGAGTACGTCCCGCTCAAGAGCTACAAGACGCTGCAGAATATGCGCAAGAAAGCCGAGAAGGCAAAGAAGAAGGTGACGGAGATTCGCGTGGATGTGCGAAATAAAAAGCTGGAAGAGAAACGACCAGTGTCCTCTTCTGTAGGGATCGCGGCCCTCTCCCCTGCGCCGGTTGTTCCGGTTGTTCCCCCTGAACAGTTTGTTTTTAAACTGTTGGAGTCCCTGTCTGTCCTTCAAGCCCGCGCTGTGTATGACGAGCTACGCAAAATTTTTGGAGAGAGCAAATGAAACGTGAACAGACCCGAGTGGAACCCACGCACCGCGTGACCGACTTCAAATTTTCCTACCAGCGAGGCGCTGATGTGCAGGCCACATGGCGCAGGTTTGGCTGGACACCGCCCAGCGCAACGATGACCCCGCCCCCGCCTGAAAAGATCCCCGATACACAGTGGGAGCCGCGTGAGATGCGGAGGGTGAAATGAAACCCGTGAAATTTACAACCCGTACAAGTTCCGGCCTGTGCGACGCCTTGTTTGAAGAGTTTGATCTTTTGCGTAATGGCATTAGCGATCCTCACCGAGCCGCTGCCGTTGCAAAGCTGGCCGTGCAAATCATTAACACCAAGAAGCTGGAAATCGAAGCGGCGACCTTCCACAAGGCGGGGCTGCGCTTTAAACCTCTGGCGCTAACTGCGCGGGGAATTCCAATTGGAGAAGTGGATGGTTGATGTTCAGACCTCCGACAAGATATGCGCGCTGTATCAGCAGATACACGCGCTGTATCAGGAAGCCAAGCATCGACCCTCTGGGAATGTATGTGACATCTGCGGCAAGAGTGATACGGTCGGGAAGAACGGCTGCCGGTACAAAGCCCGTGACATCGTGCACGGTTACTTTCATCGCCCTTCCGCATCACCAATTTTGTGTCACGCACACGCTTCGGGGTGGGCGCATTCCCACAACTCATTAAATCGCTGGAACGAACGCAGTGATGAAGAGATCGACCTGCACTTTGCACAGTACCTTGCAAAACAATTGCTTAGGAGAGTGAAATGAAAGACTGGGACAAAGAACTGGAGAAAGAAATCGAGGCCTACAAAAGCTGGAAAGACCGCTTCGGCGGTTTCTCCCGCGACATGACGCTGCGCGACTACTTTGCGGCCAAGGCGATGGAAGGTTTTCTGTCCGCGCCCGACACGGGCTGGCGAGAAGACGAGATGGCTGAGCAGGCGTATAAGATGGCCGACGACATGCTGAAAGCGAGGAAGACATGACGGACAAAGAACTGATGCAACAGGCGCTGGAGGCGCTGGAGGAAATTGCGGACGAAGTGTTTTCGCCTTACGACAGTAAGCTAGGCGAAGTCATTCTCGCCCTGCGCGATAGGTTGGCGCAGCCGGAGCAAGAGACAGTCATGACCGAGTACAAGCACCAGACCTACGCTGCGTACAAGACCCCCGATGGTGAGATGAAGATCGGAGTGGTGCCGGAGCAGGAGCCGGTGGCGTGGCGAACGTTTGATGGCGAGGGCGGCTACGACTACCGAGACTACGACATGAACGAGAACTACGCCGACGAATGGGCCAAGCGCAACCCAAACCACAAGGGCTGGGTTGATGCCCTCTACACCACCTCGCCGCGCCGCGAGTGGCAGGGGCTGACAGATGAAGACATGGTGATGTGCGAGTCCGAAGAGGACGTTCGCTTTGCCCGCGCCATCGAAGCCAAGCTCAAGGAGAAGAACGCATGACCCCACTAAAACTGGCCCAAGGGCTAACTGAAGAATTGCTGGAAGTCATCCACAAGTACGACGAGTCGATGCCGCTGGTATCCGTGCTTGGTGTGCTAGAGGTGGTCAAGCAGCAACTGTTTCAAGAACACGTTGAAGACGATGAGGAGGGTTGGGAATGACCCGCGAAGACATCATCCGCATGGCGCGGGAGGCTGGCGCAATTTTTGACCATATGACGTGGGTGGAGCGTGACCTTGCCCCAGTGTTTGAACGCTTCGCCGCCCTTGTCGCCGCAGCCGAGCGCGAGGCGTGTGCGAAGGTGTGTGAGGAGCCGGGATGGAACGCAGCGAACTGGTGCGCCAAACAGATACGCGCAAGAGGAGACTGACATGGACATGGACATGACCGCCCTTTACATCATCCTGTTCCTGCTCGCCACCTGCGTGGTGGCGCTGCTGGCTGTGCCCATAACCATGCTGATTGCCCCGGACGATTGGCCTGACATCTGGGCGAACATCAAGTTCTGGTTCATCGTTGTTGCGTGTTGGGTGGGAGTGGCATGGGTAGCAATGTCCGCATAAACAAAACAAGAGAGCTTTTAAGAAACAACCCCGACGGCCTGACCGCCAGACAGATCGACGATGCGTTTGA